GGTAGAAGTTGCTTGCGCAGAGCTACATCGCACGCGACTGCAGGGTATTCCCCCCCCACAGTTTTTATCGCGCGGAGCCGGAAGGGTCCGGACCATTCGAGAGATTTTTAGCAACACCGTTCATCAGGCGGCATGTGTTTTGATCTGTAATCCAGTTTTTGGTTGGCGAGTCTTCTTCTGGCGGACTCTAAGTGTTTAGCGTGTCAATCGTTGACGGACACCCCAGGGGCAATGGGCCGACTGGGTTTTTAATGTTTTCTAGCACGACACAACACACACACGTGAGGTAGTTTGATGCCGGGTGGTACCACACCCACGATGCCGCGGCGAGCGAGGAATTAGACGAAGAGGGCGCCGAACATGTCTTCCATGACGGCCGTACCCTTGTTCCAAGCTGCGGAGGCGAGGTTTTCGACGGTGCGCTCGACGGCGCTGGCAGCGCCGTCGAAGACGCTGGGCATGGTCGCGTGGACCGTGTCCTTGGCGTTGTTGTACGCGTGGTCGAACGGGTTGGTCGACGCGCGTTGAACGTGCGGAGTGCCGGTGTTGGCGATGAGCTGGTACTCGTAGTTGTTGCAGAACTCGACATAGCCGAGGTCGGTGTTGGCCGGGCCGTAGAACTGCATGATGTACGAGGACCAGTGGTCCTGGTCGCCGGTGGCGGGGATGGCGACCAGGGCCGTGGCGAGCTCATCCGTAGGGGTGTAGATGACGGACCACTCCTTGCGGATGTCGCGGGTCTCGACGTTGCCCGCGATGTCGCCGAAACCGCCAATGGTGACGGTGACGCCGTACAGCTGGTCGGGCGTCATTTTGGCGATCTTGACATAACCGCCGGCCGACGTGGCGGCCAGGGTGTTGAAGAAACGCACGCCCCCGCTGCAGAAGCGGGCGGCGCGCGTGTTGGCGGAAATGCCAGACCATGAGCCGACGCCCGAGTTGAACGGGTTGTTGCCGATGGTCTCCGTCCCGGTGGCGGACGCAATCTGGAGGGACGTGGCGGAGCCAGTGCCGCCAGCGCAGATCACGTACGCGTAGCCGGAAGCGCCGGTGTGGACGACTCCGGTGCTACGTCCAGAGTAGGTGTCGGTGTAACCGCCGTACTTGTCGGGGATGCGGCGACCGATGGAAGCCTCGCAGAACGGGTTCGTTAGCGAGCAGACGTTCTGGACGTGCGTCTTGATGGAGGCGGGGCGCTTACCCTGCACGAAGCTAGAAGAGATGGCCGCAGGGACACTCACGGCCCGGGCGGGCGCGCGGGGGGTGCGGGGCTTCTTCGTGCGGAAGGGGTTGCCTTTGGTTTTGCGACCTTGCTTGCGCATGGCTTTGAACGTCTTCTTGGAGACGTCGAAAGGGTTGGTGGAGCGGCGAGGAGGCATGAGGTGAGGGCGGTGGGGTGGGGGTAAGACGGGCGGTGATGAGGTAGAGAAAGGCGAAGAGGACGCTGAGGATGGCGGAACCGATCTCTGGCAGGAATGGGAGCGTGGGAAGCGGGGGGAAACTAGTGATGACGATGCTTAGTTTGCGAACCCACACTCTCGGATGAGGCCCAGGTTGTGGGCATAACATTTCACCTTGAAGGGCGCCGGTTGTAAGCCGGACTTAGGGGCCCAAAACGGGCTCAGGCATCAATGGCGGCGATGCGTTCCAAGTGGGGCCAGTTCAGGACGGTGCGCAGGCAGGGCGCGGAGTCGAGAAGGGCTCGGAACTGACGGAGGTCGTCGTCAGTGAGTCCGTAGCGGTGGAGTACAAAGGACGAGGAAAGGCTGTCGACCGAGTGCGAACGCTCGGCGGACAGGTGGTAACGGTACTCGATGGCGCGGACCCCGGTGGAGAGGTCGGCGATGCGGCGCAGGTAGTCGGAGAGGAAGGGAATGTGCGCGCAGGCGACGCGCATGCCGAGGGCGACGCCGCGGGGGTCTTCTTTGGACGTCTCAATCGACCAGGGGAGGCGGGAGAGGACGCGTCCGATGAGGGGGCCCCAGACGGTGCCAGAGGATGTCTGGTAGGGGGCGGTCTGGCAGAAGGTGACTTCGGTGATGTCGGTGGTGGAGGCGAAGGACGATTCGAAGCCGATGGATGTCATGGCCTGGTGGAAGCCGGCCTCGTTGGGCGGGAGGCGGGTGATGATGAGCCAGTCGTCGCCGTTGACCGCAAACATCTGAGTGCCCCAAACGGGCTCGCCGAAGGCGTGGACGAGCCCGCCGGCGCTGCGGGTGACGGAGTCCAGGGAGGTCTCCGTGCCGCCGGAGCCGAGCTTCCACTCGACGGAGTACTTGATGTCGAGGCGCTGGGCGCGACCGCGGAGCTTGCGGGACGCCTTGCGGGCCTGGCGGTACATCTCGTCTTTGACGTGGGTGAAGGCGATCTCTTTGGTGAAGTTGAAGGAGCCCTCGCAACGGTGCGCCTCGAACTTCGACTGGTCGCCGAAGATGAAGTACACGGTGGTGCCCGCGGGGAAGGAGGTGCGGGCACGATCGAACCACTCGCCGAACACCTCGGCTGAGGCGAAACGGCCGTTGACCCAGACGAGGGGAGCGTCGAACTCGGGGTTGAGGCGGGCGCGGGTGCGCTTGGCCATGAGCCAATCGTAGGGGCCGGTGGCCACCTGGCGGGTGGGCTTGTAGGCGATGACGAGGCGTTCGTCACATCCAGGGGGCCCGCCGGGATCGCACATGCCAGACTTCTCGCGCTTGATCATCGCGGAGCCCTGGA